GTCGGTTCGGCGACGGCTGTTCTGGGTGGTGTGGATGCGTCTGCGGTGGGTGTGGCGTCGGAGATTGGTACTGCGTCAGGTGCGTTGGGTGGGTTGACTGCGTCGGCGGTCGGGACGGTGACGCCTCAGCCGAAACCGGAGCCTAAGCCGACTGGTGGCGGTGGGACACCGTATTGGTATCCACGTCCTCAGCCACGCAAGAAAGTTGAAGCGGTTGTCGTCGAAGTTGAGGATGAGGTTGTTGTTGTGCCTGCGGTGGTGGAGGCGTATTGCACTCCGATCTTCGCTGCTGTGTCTGCGTCGGCTGGTGGCCGAATCACGTTCTCTGCCGAAGAGGACGACTTGCAAGTAATGTTGATGCTCTGAGGTAAATCATGGCTGTGTATCAAGGTCAAGCGTCTGTTGGAACTGTTGCGACGGTATTGAATCCGTCTCGTGCGCAGCCGGGTGTGATTCACATCGTGAATCAGGACAACACCGACACGGTGTACGTCGGCGGTTCTGCAATCACAACATCAACTGGTCACGGCATTCCGAAGAGCGGTGATGTTGAGTTGACGATTTATGCTGACACCGTCATCTACGCAATCTCCAGCAAATCCGGTCACACCGTCTCTTGGTTGCACATCACTCCCTGATGCCATACTTCATCACCGATTCTTCACCCGACTGTTCAGGTTGGGCAACTATCAAGGAAGATGGTGAAGTCATCGGTTGTCACACCAACAAACAGGATGCCATCGACCAAATGGTTGCCGTGTCTATCGCCGAAGACATGGAGCCGGGTGGCGAACGTGCCGCACCTGACGAGCTGATGGTGGGCGACTATGTGTCATGGAACTCGTCTGGTGGTCGTGCTCGTGGAGAAATCAAAGAAATCTTCCGGTCAGGCACGGTGCGTGTACCTGGCACCGACTTTGAGTTGGAAGCCAGTGAAGATGACCCGGTTGCGCTCATTCAGATTTATCAACGAGTCAAAGGTGGCTGGGAAGATACAGATGTCATCGTCGGTCACAAGTTCTCCACATTGACTCGCATCGGAGAGTTGGAAGAACCAGAGGACGAACCGGAGGACGAGGACGAGGACGACATGGAGGATCGAGAACTGCCGACCAACTATCGCCCCGCTTCATCAGCCGACGTGCCAGCAAACCACAACTGTGGGAACTGCGGCTATTACAAGAACTTCTATTGCAAACGCTGGGACGCTCTCGTAGCTCCTTCGTCGTACTGCAACGCATGGGCTCCCGTTGACGGACTGCCCAACGACAACCCAGGACAAACCGTTCAGACTGGCGACGTGAGCACAGAAAACCCGTACTACTACGACCCAGGCATCAACATCTACCGCCAACTCACCTTTGATGTTCCGCAGTATGTTCGGTCGGCTGCTCGCAGAGGCTTGGACTATTACGGTCAGGGACTCGCTGGTGACGGCCTTGTCGCACGCACCGTTCGTGAAGCCCGTGACATGGCTGCGGGAAGAATCAACGAAGACAAAGTCATTCGTGCAAACGCTTGGGGTGCAAGACACTTGGTGGACCTCGAAGCGCCTCAGAACTCTGATGCCGACAACGATCAGTTCCCCGGTGCTGGCGCTGTTGCGTTCTACCTGTGGGGCATTGACCCGTTGGACCCAAGTCCTGCGATGCAATGGTTTGAGCGTCAAGCTCAACGCATCCGTGACGAAGAAGCCCGCCTCGGATACTTCAAGACTTTGGCACGGTTGTCTCAACTACTTCTAGACAAGTAGTATCCGCTTCGGACTAGCATTGTCTCCTATGACCGAGAAGATTGAGACCCGCCGCCTCACTGTCAATCAGTTTGAGTTGCGTGAGGGTCCTGCCGGTGACGGCATGGCGTTCAGTGGGTATGCGGCCGTGTTCAACTCTGACTCTGAACCGTTGCCCTTCACGGAACGAATCTTGCCGGGTGCGTTCAAGAAGTCGTTGCGTTCCAAGAACAATGTGCGCATGTACCTCAACCATGATTCGACGATGCTTCTTGCCACAACTCGTGCCAAGACTTTGCGTCTTGAAGAAGATGAGCGTGGTCTGAAAGTTGACGCAGATTTACCTGACACGACTGTTGGTCGTGACTTGGCAACGCTCATCAAGCGTGGTGATGTGGACTCGATGTCGTTCGGGTTCTCCGTGCCTACTCGTGGCGACCAATGGTCCAACGATGGGGCTGTTCGTGAACTCAAAGAAGTGCGCCTCTACGAAGTGTCTGTGGTGACCGGGTTCCCTGCATACGCAGCGACTTCGGCCAGTGTGCGTAGCTTGGATAAGTTGGCTGAGCGTACTGCGTTGGATGCCGACAAGTTGGCTGAAGCGATCACCGTTCTTGAAGCCGGGTCGGAGTTGTCTGATGACCAGGCTTCGTTGCTGGCTGATGTGGTAGGCAAGTTGCGCAAGCAGCCTGACAAGGTGCCTGCTTCCATTCTTGCGAAGCAACTTGAACTAAAGCGTCTCGTCGGCTAGATTCTTTTCAACGTAGTTGCTGCGGAGCCGCAGGACGACGCCGACTTCGGAGCCGAAGCGGGCTGAATAACAAATCCCTGCGTGCCCCAACAACGTCCACGAAAGGACAACTACTCATGAAGGAATACATCGACCGTCAAGTCGAGCAGCGTCAGCGTGCGTGGGAAGCAGCCAAGGCTCTTCTCGACACCGCAGCCGCTGAGAAGCGTGACTTGACTTCAGAAGAAGAAGCGTCGTACAAGAAGATGAACGACGAACTCAACGAGCGTGCTGCTCGCATCGAAGCCCTCAAGGCTGATGCCGAGCGTGAAGCCAAGATTGAAGCGGCAACCCGTGACATCGCTGGCCAAGTACGTCCAACCAGCAAGGCCGTGTCCACCGACGCAGAAGTGTTGCGTTCGATGGCTCGTGGCGAGACTCGTTCGTTCACGTTCGAGACTCGTGACGTTGTCAAGACGTCCACCGGCGCACCAGTACCAACGTCGTTCTTCGACCAGGTCATTGCGCAGGCTCGTCTCGTCGGCCCAATGCTCGACACCTCGACCGTGCTGCGCACGGCTGGTGGCGAGAACCTCCAGATTCCATCGCAGGCTGGTTGGTCAACGGCGGCAATCACCGCTGAAGGCTCAGCCATCAGCGAGTCCGATCCGACGTTCAACAGCTTCATCACCTTGGGTGCGTACAAGTACTCGTTCTTGGTGCAGTTGAGCCGTGAACTCATCGAAGACTCAGGTGTCGACATCTTGAGCTTCCTTGCCACGCAAACCGGAAACGCAATCGGCTTCGCCGTCAACAACGCACTCACCGTCGGAACTGGCACAACCCAGCCCCGTGGTGTCGTTGCTGCCGCAGGTTCGGGCGTGCTCGGAACCGTCGCAGGTGGACTCTTCACCGCAGACAACCTCATCGACCTGGCGTACAGCCTGGATGGTGCGGCACGTCGTCTCCCCGGCGTTGGCTGGATGATGAACACCGCTTCACTCGGTGCAGTCCGTAAGTTGAAGGACACTCAGGGTGCGTACATCTTCAGCCCAGCGCTGGCAGATGGCAACGACCGAGTCCTCAACTACCCGGTCTTCGAGAACCCAGCAATGGCCTCGCAGGCTTCGGCAGCCAAGTCGGTGATCTTCGGACACCTCCCCAGCTACTACGTCCGTATGGCTGGCGGTCTCCGTTTGGATCGCAGCGACGACTACGCATTCAATGCGGACCTCGTCACCTTCCGTGCCTCCATGCGAGTCGACGGAAACCTGCCACAAACCAGCCACATCAAGTACTTCATCAACAACACCGGAGCCTGAGCTTCGTAGTTGATGAAGTCTCCTGATGGGGACTGAATAAAGAGTTCGGTGGGTCGGGGCGAAACACGCAGGGTCGCCTCGGCCCACCAACACTCTGAATACCAACCCTGCAACCTGCGTACACAAGGAGACTGCGTGAATGCGAATCATCATCAAGGGAATCCCTCTGGACTTGGACGAGCCGACGGCGATCCTGCTCTTGCAGCGGGGCGTGGCTCACTTGCCAGAACAATCAGTCGTCGAACCCCGGATGCGGTCCGGGCGCTCTGGTACTCCAACGCCCCGTGGGCGGGAACGGGCTACGGGCAACAAACCCAACAAGCGGTCCAAAGGCTCATCAAAGAAGGCCACGAAATCGCAATCCACGCAATCTACGGCCTCGAAGGCTCAACGTCGACGTGGAACGGAATCAAAATCTACCCGAGAGGAATGAGCCCATACAGCGACGATGTGGTCGTCGCACATTGGATGGAATGGACGCAAGGCACCAACCTGCCCAAACTCCTGATGACGCTGTTCGATGTGTGGGTGTTGAAGGCTCCGAATCTGGAGAAGGTTCCGAACATCGCATCGTGGGTGCCGGTGGATCACCAGCCGTGTCCGCCGGAGGTGGCTGCGTTCTGTCAACGTCCGAATGTGATGCCGATTGCGATGAGCAAGTTCGGTGCTCGCATGTTGGAACAGTTGGGCATCAACAGCCTGTACGTTCCGCACGGTATCGAGTCGGTGTTCAAGCCGACGCCCATCGTCAAGGACAATGGCGGCAAGTCAATCACAGGTCGTGAAATCATGGGGTTCGGCGAGGACCAGTTTGTGGTGATGATGACGGCCGCCAACAAAGGTGTCTATCCTCCACGCAAAGCTTTCGCCGAGAACTTCATGGCGTTCAGCATGTTCGCCCAGAAACACCCGGACGCAGTCCTGTACATGCATTCTGAGGAGATGGGTTCGGCTGGTGGTATCAACTTGAAGGAGTTGGCTGAGATGTGCGGTATTGAGCCACATCGCATCAAATACGCTGACGCCTACCTGTACCGCCTAGGACTCCCTCAGAACGCTATGGCAGCCCTCTACAGCGCTGCTGACGTGCTTCTGGCTGCATCCATGGGTGAAGGGTTTGGCATCCCTGTGGTGGAAGCCCAGGCGTGCGGTACACCTGTCATCGTCTCGAACTTCACGGCTCAGCCGGAGTTGGTTGGGGAGGGTTGGGT